CTACACCACCTGCAATTAATGATCTTTTTATTCGACCACCTATAGTTTTTACTGCTTTATCTCTATCTCTTTTATCTACTTTTTTTAATATTCTTAATGATGCACCTAAACTTTTACTTAAAGCTGCAAAAGGGATTGCTTCTGATGTACCCAACAAACCACTTAATAAAACAGCATCTGCCTTTTGTGATCCGTCTATAACGCCACCTTTTTCTAAAAAGTTTGCTATTCTATTCATTTGATCTTGTGATTGTACCGCAGCACCTTGAGTAGCCACAGTACCAAAACCTAAACCTGTAGTAAGTTTTGATCCTGCACCAAGTAAAGATGCGCCTTTAGCAACTGCTGTACCCGGCACAAAGAATGAAGCTAAAGAACCAAATGCCTGACCAGCTTTACTATAAGCACTGTCATTTAAATCAAATGTATCTGCAATAGATTTACTTGCTTCCCTAGAAAACTCTTGTGCAGCTCTTCCTATATCTGACTCACCGGGGGCTACATCAAAACCTAGTTTTTCACCTACAGACTCACCTAATGAGGCTATACCACCGGGTATTTGTGCAAAGGATTGTGCAAAACCACCTACAATACCCTTTGGTAAATCAATTAAACTACCCTCTTCTTTATCTTCAATAGGGGTCTCTATTAATGCACCATCTTGACCACTAATATAATTTTGAATGTATTCATCTTCGGAGGGAGTGGGGGTATTACCTGCAATAAGTATAGGATATACTTTGCCTGTTAAATTACTTTTTACATTAATTATACCCATTTATGTACCTTTAAGTAGCTTTAGCCACAGGTAAATTAACACCATAATCTTGTAATAATTGTATAAGATAAGCCTCTTGTGCTTCTAATCTATTTTTGACTTCTGGATCAAGATTTGGCTCTACAAATGCTATATCACCGGGCTTTCCGTATAGTTGCTCTCGAGTCTTATTAAGATTACTCATAATATCACTTGCTGTAAGTTTACCTTTTTTTCTACCTGCAGCTATTTTAGCTCTAGCATTAATTAAATCTACAACACCTTCTTGATATCTTTTGTTAGCATCTCTAAATGCTTCTAATCCTTTAGTTCCGCCTTCACCTATGGCTTGACCCAGTGTAGGAGCATCAGATGCCAATATACCAAGACCTGCTTGTGCTAGTGCTAAATTCTTATCTAAGGCTCTCTCTTTTTGTAAACCTTTTTGTAAATTAATTATATCTTGCTCTACTGTGTCAGTGCCTAATGTTCCTAACATAGGTAATATAGAATAATTAGAAGCATTTGTTGCAGCTTTCGTAGTTGTGTCAGTTGTAACATCTTCAGATACATTTTCTACATCATCATCTACATCTATTTTAGCTTTATCTTTTTCTTCCATTCTATCTAATATTTGTTGAGAAGTGCTACCAGAACCAGCAAATCCATTAGCAGCTTTTATAACCCCACCTTCTGCATATCCTCTTAATTGATTACCAAAAGGTACGTTTATTTCTGCATTTGTAAAATATCTATCTCTTCTATCCCTTAACACTGCTGGTTCTGGTCTAGCAAAACCTTTACCACCTATGCCTACCTGTTCTATAGATGGTCTTACTGAAGGTCTCATACCAAATGTTGGTATTCTTGGACCGGGCAATTGCATTATGTTTTTTGGTGCATCTTGATTTAAATCAATATTAAACTTTGATTCGGCCTCACTTTCTACTTGATCTAAATATGGTTCTATCTCTTGACCCATACTCTGTCTTATCTCATTACCAAACTGTGCAAGACCACCAGAAGCCATCTTCATAGGTGCATTTGTGCCTACACCATCAGACACAGCACTCTGAGGAGCCATAGCCTCTGACATACCCATCATACCTGTTTGCGGTACACCTGCGGAAGCAACAACCTCTTCTGCGACTGTAGGTTGTTGTTGTGCCTGTCTTGCTTCAAAGTCACCTTTAACTCTTTTACGTCTATTTAACTCTGATAAAACAAGAAACTGAGGCGCACTACCACTTGGCTGTTGCATTTCTTTAATTAACTGATCTTCTGAAAAGTTTTTTAAATCATCTTGTATTTGTAAGACATTCATCATCAGCCTGTTAATCCTCTATATAATCCCAGACCAGCTATACCTGTGCCTAATAAGTCTTTAATTGGATTGTATTGTTGAAACTTAGTTGTTTCTGTAGATGGTTGCACAGGCACACCACGCAATATAGATGACAAGAATGTAAGATCTTCTCTTGGCATATCTCTCTGTCTGATAAAATCTTCATAAGCTAGGTCAAGACCTGCCTGTTCTCTTGCTTGTCTGTCTTTTGCTATCTTCTCTAATAACTGCGCTGACTCTATATCACCAGCCCTTGCTTTTTCACCTAATGCAGCAAGTTGTGCTGATTGTCCAGACAAACTTTCTGCCGCAGATAGACCCATCTTTTCTGCTTGCATTTTTGCATCTCTATCTCTTTGAAACTGTTGTTGTGCCTGCTCAAATGCCTTTTGTTGACCTGTTGCCTGTATATCACCAAGCTGTCTTTGCAACGCTTCACCAGCAAGGGCTTGTTGCACTGCACCTCTAGAACCGCCAAATGCTCCTTGTTGAACTGCCTCTGCATTTCTAGCCGCTTGACCTCTGTTAAAGTCTAAAACTGCCTGTTGCTTTTGTACATCTAATACATTTTGTATGTATGGTGACATATATTGCTGCGCTTGTGCAGAGCCAAAATCTTGTGATTTAAAGCCCAATCCCTGCAATGCTCTACCCATACCTGCTGTTGTACCAGCAGTTGCTGAACTTAACCCGGGTATACCTCCCTCTGCAGCGGCTCTAGCTATTTCTCTTGATCTTGCTGTATCTGTGTTTTCGTCAGCTAATCTTTGACCTTTATAAGGCGCATACTCTCTTTTAGACTCAGCCTCAGCTCTTTTAATCATGTCTATGGCATAAGGTTCAAAATATTTAGGCAATGAACTTTGTACTATATTTTGTTCTGTTGGCTGTTGAGGCGCTCTTGATCCACCTTTACCCATTATTTATCTCCATTCTATAAGCTATATACTCAGGTTCCCAATTATACTTTTTTAATACTTTCATCCATGCTTTTCTTCCATAGCCTTCTAAATGACTACACTCACAATCTTTAGCAAAGCTAGACAATCTTTCCATAGCTATAGGCAACCACTCCATCATACGTTTACCACCAATCCAATCCATAGCCATAGCTTTTCTATTGGGATATTCTATTATTCTTGTTGTAATTGCTGCTACCACTCTTTCATCTTCCTTGTCATCTATAATCAACCAAAGATTATAGTATCCTTCATGTATGTGCCTATAGATATCATCTATATGATACTTACCAGCACTAGTTTGGATTGCTTTGTTTAGTAAACCACTTACATCGCCCCAAACAATATCTACTGCCTCACGAGGAACTGCTGTGCATATCATGCAGGCAACATCATCTCATCAGGTATAGCAGGTGGTTGTGTCTTTCCACCTGTTCTTAATTCTCTAACTCTATCCATCATATCTTCTAATTTATTAGCACCTGCATCTGAGGAGCCATTTCCAATGCCGCTAACGACATCAGCAGGTACAACAAACTCGCCATCACTAAGTAATACATCTTGATCACCCTCCATAGAAGCAGGAATCATGTCAGCCATGCCATCACCAGCACCCTCTATCATGCCATCCCCTTCACTTGGGACTCTAGGTATTTCACCAGATTCAACTCTATTTATTAAATCTTGTAGTGCCTCTTGACCAAATTGTTCTACAAATTGTCCTAAAATAACGCTTTGTTGATTTGTATCAATAATTTCTCCCTGCAAAACATCTATAGCACTACTAATTAACTCTTTATCATTCATTCCTTCTTTCATCATACCGCCAATACCTGCATCCATAGGTGACATCATAGCTTCTACCTCTCCACCTTCTGCATAGTTTTTAGGTATTCTGTAATTAAACTCACCCATTTTACCTGCATCATACCCCATTTCTGGAAATACAGATGTGTTTTTAATAGGCATACCTCTTGGCATTTCTGGATCTTCTTCTTCTTTGGGTCTATAAGCAGGCATTGCAAAAGCATCAGATGCTAATCCACCTATGCCAGCGCCTATCGCTTCAGGTCGTGTTAATGCATCCATAAAACCGGGTGCCGCACCAATAGTTCCACCTTGTGCTGTCATTGCTGAAGGTAAGTTTGCACCACCTAATGGGTTTACACCAGCAGGAGCAGAAGACCCAAAGCTAGGCATTGTTCCACCAGCTAAATTTTCACCGCCTGATGCACCAAATTTCCCACCTAAAAAACCACCTAAACCACCAAGGGCTGCTCCCTGTAATACATCCTGTGAGTCACCTCCTTGCAAAAGCCTTCCTAATCCACCACCTAAAGCGCTTGCTATCATAGGGCTTGCAACTAAGTTAAATCCTGCTGGTCCTAATATTGCAGGTGCTGCCATGCTTAAAATTGCTGATAACATATTACTCTCCTAACGCTCTCATACGATTAATTAATCTTTCCGCTCTGTTTGGTACTTGCGTTCTCCATTTTGAATCATACATCTGATTGGCACACTCACCAAAGTCCATTATAGATACACTCGCCTTTAGTTTACTAAACTTTGAGAGTCTTGTGTACCCCAAATTGTACATCATATTGCATAATATTAATTTTGCCTCTTCTGGCAGTGCATAAAAATTATCATATAATTTTTCACAATCTTCTATTGTACCCATTATATCACTACTAAAACAGCTATTTACACGCTCCTCACTTACAGGAGTTCCTACAGCTTGTCCATACTCTGGGTCAGAATCACGGACCAGATGACCAATCCCAAAAGTAGGCAAATTGAGGTGATCCA